GCCAGCGTCTGCGTGGCAAGGTTCTGCGTGGCCCGCGCGCGATCTTCCGGCGACAGATTGGGATCGAACACGGCCTGTGCCGCCTGACGCACGCCCGGCACATGACGCGCCACATACCCAGCCGGGTCAGCCTCGCGCTGGCGCAGCACCTGCGCGGCCGCCTGCCTGCGGATCTCATCGCGCTGGTCCTCCGCGGCATAACCCTCGCCAGGCACGGCGCGGCGCAGATCCCCGGCCACCACGGCCTCAAGGTAGCGGTTGGACGCAGTCTGCATGGACGCCACGTCAAAGGCCATGATCTGGGTGCGGCGGTAGTCGTCAAACGCGGCAGGACCGTCGGCGCCGAGCACGGCGAACGCATCGGCCGTCAAAGGCTGTGGGTCGGGAATGCCGTCGCGCGCCATCGCCGTGGAATCCTGCAGGCGGCCGCGCAGGGCCTGGGCAGCAGCGGCCGTGTTCTGGCGCAGGCGCTGTTCGACCTCGCGGCGCAGTCTCTCGCGCTCCTGATAGGGCAGCTGCGTGAATGATTCTGGCGCCGTGACCTCGACCGCATCCTCGGCGGCGGACAGCGTGCCCTGGGCCTGCTTCTCATAGAACTCCAAGCGTTCCATCCAAGTGCGGCGGAACCGAGCGAACTCGGGACGGGCCAGCAAGCGCTCGTAGTGGGCGCGGCGCAGTTCGTTGAAGCGGCCCACGTCGCCGCCAGACTCGGTAATCCACCGGCGGGCATTGGCAGGCCCTTGATTCACGGCGGCATCGAGCGCGGTGCCCTGCAGTTCGGGCGGCAGCGTGTCGCCGTTGATCGCGTTCCAGTAGCGCTCGCGGTAGATCTCGATGGCCTGCTCGCGGGTCAGGTTGCGGACGTCGATGTCTGGGTTGGCCCGCTGGTTGATGCCGAAGTTCACCGGCGCGCCTGTGTTGCCGTCGCTCTCGGCAAAGCCGCCCTCGATCTTCAGGATGCGCGCGATGGCGGAATCGAAACCGGCAGAACCACCCTCGCCGGGCACGGGAGACGACGGCATGGTGCCAAAGCGCCGTTGGAAGTAGCCGCCAGGGTCGCGCTCCAGTTCCGAGCGCTCGGCGGCCATGTTCGCTTCCTGCACGAACTTCCGGCCGATCTCCATGCGCCGCTCAAGCGGGATGCGGCCCTGCGCGGCAATCACCGCCAGGCGACGGGCGATCACCTCTGCGCGCCGTGACGGGTCGCGGTAGATGGTGTCGTAGTCCGCGTCCATGCCCTCCTGCGTGGCCTGCGACAAGACGTTGACCGTGCGCTGCTCCTGCACGTTGAACAGGTCGCGGTCCATGCGCGAACGCATCGAAAACGCCTGCGTCTGGAAGTAGCGCCGGGCGCGGTCGGTGGGCAGGGCCGCGGTGGTCCGGGTGAGCCACTCCTCGAACTCGGCGCCGATGGATTCGCGCAGGTCGGGATCGCCGGGCTTCCACTCGCGCGAACGGGTCGACACGGTCTCGTGCCAGAACGCCTCGCCGCGAGACAGCATGTTAGCCGCCTCGAGCGCGCCGCGGTCCTCGAGCGTCTGCTCCTGATCCCGGCGCATCTGCTCGCGCTCGGCCTCCTGCCTGCGGAACATGTCCTGCGCCACGCCGCCGAGCATCTGGCCCGCGTTCTGGATGGCGCCGCCCATTGCTTGGGAAACCTGCGCCGGGTTGGCTCGGGGCGTGACGCCGATGCCGCTGGGTGCCGTGCGCTGCTCGTAGATTGGTATGCGTGCCATGTGTGTCCTCTCAGTAGCGCAGGCCTGTGCCGCCGCCCACTCTTAGTCCGGTGCCGCCACCTTGACGCAGGCCAAGGCCCGTCGATCCGTTGGAGAGGCTGAAACTGCTTGACGAGCCTCCGGCGGCAGCGCCCCTCATGCCGTAGGCGCCGGCAGCGGCGCCCGTGAGCGATACGGCGGCGTTCAGGTAGCCTGCGCGCTGGGCGGTCTTGGAGTTCTTCTTGGCGACCCGCCCCTCCCAGTCGGACAGCGATGCCTGGTTCAGCAGGCCTACCCGGTTGATCTCGCCCTCGTAGCGGATGTTGAGCGCGTCCATTTCGGCGTCGTAGAGCGACTGGCGGAACAGGTCGGAGGCCGAGCCCGTGGTGATGTTGACGCCGGATTCGGCGCCGGCGGCCACCTGCCGGCCGATGATCTGCCGCGCCTGCCTGCGCTGCAGGTCCTCGCGCGCGGAGGTCTGCTGGCCCACAGCCTCGGCCTGCTGGCGCTGGATGTTGGCGTTGTAGGCCGCGGCCTGGGCCTGGGCGTTGTACTGCGCCGCCTGGGCGTTGCCGGCTGCGATGGCGCCGATGGCCTGCGTGGCCCCCGAGATGAGCATAAGTGTTACTGGAGCGGCCATTATTTCACCCTCGCATACAAATCGTGATCGACGCCGTCGGGCGAGAAAGCCCGCATGCGCCCTTCAAATTCAAAACCCAACATCTTGATGAGCCGGTGCCCCTGCCGGAAATCCGACGCCACCGCAGCCTCGATGCGCCGCCAAGGAGCCGCCTGCAAGTAGCCCGCCACGGCGCGCACGATGGTGAAGAAATGCGGCCCCGCATCCTCGCCGATCAGCATCCACGCATAGGCTCGATCTTGCCACCACTCCAGGCAGCCGCCGAAGGCGACAGCGCGCCCGTCCACCAGAGCCGCAAAGGCGTTGCCGCTGGCGACGAGCGCGGCCACATAGGCAGGGTCGGCCAGGTTGCCGGCGAGCATGGCCTGCTTGGGCTGCAGGCGGAAGCCCACAACGTGCTCGGGTTTCATGCGGGTAATCCTGATCATCGCGCGTCCTGAACGACGACCTGGGGGAACACCGCCACCAGCGTGAGCGGGGTCGGCTTGTCGTTGGTGACGAACACGCGCGCGTCCGTCTCGTAGCCCGAGGGCCAGGCCACCAGCTTGTCGCCGGAAAACAGCGGAGGCGGAGCGTCCATCGGGTCGGCGGGCGTGCGGAACTCGATCTCCTGCAGCGCGCCCGTGGCCGTGGCCCCGACGAGGATGCCGGCCGTGTCCTGCAGGCGGAACGTGACCTTGTGGATGCGCTTCGTCTTGCCCTGCGCGGTGCCGTCCTGGGCTCCGGCTTCGAGGCGCATGGTGAGCAGGCGCGGCGGGCACGGCAGGCCCACCTGCACCTTGGAGGCCGGGCGCAGCAGGGTGATGGCGCCGGAGGTGACCACGCGCTGGGGGTGCGGAGCGCCGTCCGCGAGCACGTCGACGGTGAGGCCTTCCAGATGCGTGAGCCCCGAGATCGTGGTGGCCGGGTCGCCGGAGTAGGTCAGGCCCGAGTCCACGTAGAACGCATCGGCCTGGGCCTGGCCGCGCTCCCAGGGGTTCTCCATGAACTCGACGTAGCGCCTGGTCTGGCCGGCGATGGTGCGATGCACGACCATCCACACCTGATCGCCGGTGTTGTCGGCCTTCGGGATGACGGCCACCGTCTCGACCTTGCCGCCGCCGCCGATGAGGTGGCGGTGCCAGCCCTTGACCTGCTCCTCGTTGTTCCAGGTGAAACCCAAGAGCAGACCGTCGGCGCGCACGCACCACACGACCGAATAGGGGTCGAGCGCATAGTCCATGTCGATGACGCCAGACTTGGTGATGTGCTCGGACAGCGTGGTCGCGTCCTTGGTCACATAGGCGTCCGAGGCGAACTCGTAGCTGATCTCGCGCAGCTTGGTGCCGGCGCGCAAGAGGAACAGCGTGGACTGGCCCGAGCCCACAGGCGGAACGCCGCGCGTGCCGAACCGGGACTGCAGCTGCACCTTGACGTTGCCGGGGCCGAGCGGGTCGCCGTTGGTCAGCTCGCCAATGGTGAACTCGCCGCCGGCGGTGCCCGCGATCAGCTCCTTGTCGGGGTGCAGCCACTGAATGCCGTTGATCTCGCCGGACGCCACCTCCAGAGAAATTGCCTGGTCGGCCGCCACCTCGCCGGCATCGTTGCGGGCCGAGAAGTCGTCGAACCCGGCAGCCGTTGACATCCAGACGCGCTGGCCCCCGGCAAAGCACAGACGCTCACGGAAGAACGTCACGGCAGCAGGCCAACCCAGCACATTGGACCACGAGCCATGAGCCCAACGGGTGGTCGCATTGCCGGAACCCACGGCGCCAGGCGGCAGGCGGGACAGCACCGTGGCAGTGACCTGCGTGGCGCTGGTGAATGCGGTGATCTTCACCCAGCCATAGCCGGGGTCGCGATAGGCCCATCTAATGCCTGGGTCGCCGTCCTGCCTTGCGCCGCGCGAATGCACGGGCTTGACCGCGCCTGTGGTGCCGCCCGTAAGCGCCTCGTAGTAGCGCTGGTCGGAGCGGCGGCGGCCGCCGATGGAGATGGCCTTGCCCGGCTCCCAGGCGGGAATGTTGTCGGTGTTGTTCGCCTCCAGCAAGAACAGCGAACCCACGTGACCGGCCTGGAAGATCGCGGTCGACGCCGTGATGGTGACGGTGCCGGTCTCGGCGGATGCATGCACGGTCGTCGTGGCGGCAGGGTCAATCGACTCAAACGGGCCGCCAATCGGCTCGAACAGGTCAAGCACGAACGAAGTCGGGCTGGTGCGCTTGAGCACGCGCGTCTGATACAGCGGGTGCGTGATGTAGAGGAAGTCGCCGGACTGGGCGAAGCGCAGGCGGCAGGTGCCGTCGACGTTAAACAGGTCGGCCTGGGTGTAGGGCGTCGAGATTTCGACAGGCGTCGAGCCCGATACGAGCTGGCCGTTCCGTGTGTAGAACCGCACATAGAGGTCGCCGAACTCCATCACATAGGCCTGATCCTGCGAGAACTCGAAGGACTGCAGCCAGACGCGGTTGGCGTGGGTTTTCACCGGTGCCACGTAGCGCGTGCCACCCCGGCGCACGGCGGGGCCCTGCACGGTCGGGATGAAGTTCTCCATGAGAGCGCAGCCGTTGGCGTAGCGGTCGAAGTCGATGCGGCCATCAAGCAGCGGGGAGAACTCGCCCGCGTTGAAGTTCGTCAGCGCGGGTGATGCCTTCACTGGATGCTCCAGGACGGGTTCAGGTCATTCACCGAGCCGGCAGTCGGCCCGCCGGCATAGGTGCCCTGCGCCTCGCGGGAATCGAGCCACGAGCCCCAGGGCAGTTCGTCCGGCGGGTTCTCGATGGCGTCCTGGCGCACGGCCTCGTTCATGGCGAAGCGGTATTCCTCGCCGGCCTGCTGGCGCTTCTGGCTGGACTGGGTCAGGGTTTCGCAGGCCTCGAAGGCGAGCTTGCAGGCGAGCACCTCGACGAACAGCGGGTCGAAGATCGCGACGTTGTCGACGCGCCGGATGTAGCGCACCTTGAGTGGCGCCGCGAGGTCGGTCAGGATTTGCCCCGACTCCACCGTCCACAGGGTTTTCTGCTTGAGGCCGCGCAGGTAATACTCGTTGACCTGCACCAGCGCCAGGAAGTCCGAGGGCAACTGGTAGGCGTAGGCGTAGCCCCACTCCGGCGTGGCCACCAGGGCGGGCAGCGTGGCGCGCTTCAAGGCGAACTTCCAGCGATGCCGGCGCAGCTCCGCGTCCATGACCGTGTCGAACATGGCGTTCATGACGCGGGCCTCCTTGCTGGGGTCGGTGAGCAGCAGGATGCGCTCGGCCCCGAGCTTGGTCAGCGCGCGGTTTGCAATTTCGACTTTACCGGCCATGATGAGGTCCTCTCAATTTGTCGTGATTTTCGCACCAAAGCACGGCGCGGTCTAGCGTCCCAAAACAAAGCGGCCCCGAAGGGCCGCCCTGATGAT